CATGTATTAACAGTTATAACCGACTAAAACAATTATATGATACGAATTGCAACAAAAAACAAATGGCACTTTATGCATGAGGATGGATTTGTAAAAAGCGAACCAACTCAAGCAAATAAAATTAACATGCAAGATGCTGTAGGCAGAAATATACAAGTGTCTATTCATGATAGTGAAAAAGAAGCTCTTGCAGAAATTGAACTATTAAAACTGGAACGTCATGCATTGTAACGAAACCAAACACACACCTTTGTGGTATTGCGTTTATAATGCAGTTTCTAAAGAGGTTGTTTTAAATGATAAGACAGAGCCGAGAGGGGCAAAATGCACTGATATTACGACGGAAAAAAATTTAGCCGCTGACCTCACGAAAGTTATATGTGATGACAGGACTAGGTTTATCAGCGAATTGAACGCAGATGATGTAATTTTTAACGAAGCAGATGTAAAATTATGAACAAAGTTATAAGTGTAAATATGAAATTACATTATGTCGTAATACGGCTAGACACTACCCCAAAGGAGGTAAGATATTACAATGCAGTTGAAGGAGTGACTGCGAACAGTAACCTCGATGCTGATTTTCCATGGTCAAAGCACAGTAAGGCATTGGATGACGTTCGATTAGCAGAAGAGTTTATTTGTCAAAATCAAGCTGTAATGGCAGGGCGTTACATTGAAGATTGGACACCATCAACTAATGTTGGAGATTACGTCAATTACACCAGCGATATGCTTGAATGTTTGCTAGGGATTTATTTGTCAGAGTTTCAAAAACCTGAAACAAATAGAGTTAATGCCAATTATCATTTAGACATTTCCGACACCTCAAATGGCACTATTGATATTGCGAATAGTCCAAATGCGAATGCAATAAAGGATTTGTTCGTATCTGCTGGTTTTGTCTTTTCGGTGAAAAGTTTGTAAATTACAAGCATTATTAACCAAAAAAACGTAGAGATGAACATCGAAAGCAAAGAGATTTACGACGAAGTAGCCAATTATGTTAATAATATCAATGCATGGGAGGAAGCTGTTAAAGATTGGGAGAAGATACCAGCCGACATTTACCATGATAATGGCAATCTTTTCACGGGAGAATTCCAATGCGATAAAGAAGAACCGAAAGAGTGGAGAGTAGATGATGGCAACATATCAGCGGCTAATTGGCCAGCCATTAATCACAAGAAAATAAACTTGTCCCTCTATGTAGTTGGAGCTTTAAAAAATCACATGGTAACGAACATAGATGAATTGAATTAAAACCGTATGCTTAACAATTTTCTGAAATACGACACTGCAAAAAAAACGTTGGTAAACCTTGGAGCGACCAAACTTGCCGATATTATAATCCTATCGGTTGCCCTAGTTGTTGCTGCCCCATACGTTCGAGATTATCTAACGGCTGAAACAAGGCAAGATCTGAAAGAGGTTAAGAAGAACCAAGTGCAGATTGCTAAAAATCAGGCTACTTTGTTTATTACTCAGAAAAATCACAGCCGGAAGATTGATAGCACCAACCTCGAACTCGCTGAAACAAACCGCAAACAGGACGTTATAATTCAGGCAATTGTTGAGAGCAAAAGCAAAATTGAGCTACTAAAGGAGTTGTATAAATCAGGTGTGCCAGGATGGACTTTTTACCCGGTAAAAAAAAAGCATACAATTCCCAGACACCTTTAGAATTAGCCCGAAAGACCGAAGATACAAAATAGGAATTCGTAAATTAGAACCAAATGATACGACGCAAAAAAGATAAACAAAAAGAGCTACTCAGGGAGTTGAGGCGCGGGCAAGATGCTATCCTTGAAAATTTAGCTGAAATTTTAGCCGGACAGAATAGGCTAATTTATGAGATTAAGGAGCGAGTAGAGGCACAGCAAAAGCGTTCGGAAAATCACGAGGAACGCATTAAGAAGCTCGAAGAATGGAAAAAGGAAAAAGAAAGGAGGACAGCATGAGTTTTCAATTCAGTGCATTAAGTAACCGACGACGTGAAGGGCTATCAGATAATATGATGCGCCTATCTGATTTAATGATACAACGAACACCCGTTGATTTCGGCATTGCTTGGATGGGTGGCAAGCGAACGGCAGATGAGCAAAATGAGCTATTTAAGTCAGGTGTTAGCCAACTTGACGGGTACTGTAAACGCAGCAAGCACCAAGATGGAAAGGCCTTTGACATTCTGCCATACATAAACGGACGCCCAGACCCTGATAACGAAAAACACATGCTTATAATCATTGGTGTAGCTTTTTCGTGTGCCGATGAGCTAGGCATAAAAATACGCTCCGGCATCAACTGGGACATGGACGGAGAGTTTGTCACAGACCAAAATTTTGATGACTACCCCCACATCGAAGAAATTTAACTAAATTAATTAACTTTTAAATTGATACAACTATGATTACACTAATTTTAGGACTAATTTTAGGCGCAATTGTGTTTATCTTGCGCGAATACAACAAGGATTCAGCTGTGAAATTCCTACAATTTATCGCAAAAAAGGAGAGCTATTTACCTGCATTGCTCAACTTGGCAACGGGGCTAATTTTGCTTTTCGCGTGGCACTCCGACCCCTCAGCATTGGCGGCAATAGGTATAACAAAAGTTACATTTTTAACAGCGGCGATATTTGGATTTACGGCAAATGGTCTTTGGTCGGCACTTACGGAAGGTACGACAAAAAGAGTTAAGACAAAAATCGGGCGCAATGCGTAAGTTTTTTTTGATTGTTTTGGTTTTTTGTGGGTCTATGTCCGGTTGCTCGATGCAAGAGAGAGCGCAAATGCACATAAGGAGGGCGGAGCGTCTTGCGCCGGACATCTTTAAGACCAAGGTGGATAGTTTTGTAAGTACAGTTGTTGAATATAGAGATACAGCTTTGATTATAAACAAATTACAGGAGGTAACTATCCAGAGCGATACAGTTACAATTGTTAAAAAGGTAAATGTATTAAATGATATTGCCCAGGTTTACGCATCAAGTGATGATAGTATTTGTCACGCCACGGCGGAGGTTAAAAAAGGCAAGTTAATTGTGAGGGCATGGGCTGATAATCGCATAATAATTGAGCTGAACGATACCATAAAAGCAAAAAACAAGATAATAAAGCAACTTAAGCAAGTTAATAAGAGTGAGACAGTAACGATCACAAAAAAGGAAGTGCCTAAATGGTGGCTATTAATTATTGCGATTTTTGCTATGCTGCTATTTGTATTTATGATACAAAAGACATAATTTTACACAAGAGAGATTTCTTTTTTTTTAGGGTTTCTGTGGTTTTGGCCGAGGGCATTATTTTGCCTTCGGCTTTTTTTTATTTGTATTTTCAAAAAAAATACGTAAATTGCATTATAATCACTGAAATTAACCTGGATAACGCAGACGTTTATATACCTCTGCCAGCAAATTACAATGAAATTACAGGCACAAAAGACGTAATCCGGGGTAAAAAATTTAGTGTTGAAGAATTAAAGACGCACATCAGTTAACTAATGTGCGTCCGACAACTTTATGAGCTATAAGGCGTATGCTTTTTATATGAGCGTACGCCTTTTTTTTGCACCAATTTTTAATAAATTTCTCGTTTTTATTGTATTCGCAAAACACAAAATCATCGGTTAATTTTGTGTCATTTACATAGACATTGCAAAGGCATATATCTTTATTTTTTGCGTTTATTTTGTTGTCAAAAACAATGATTATTTTTTCATCATTTTTGACGATTTTTGTCATCCCTTTCCTTCTCATAATTTAGACTTATTTCGCGCATTTAAACGGCGGTTGGGTTGGAGTTATGAACCAGGCTTTTAGTAACTCTTGCCGTGCATCCGCTCGCGGGTAGCGTTGTATTTCAATTTAAGGTTTATATGTCTTTCAATGTCTATCCCCCGCGCACCGCATAAGTCAAGTATGCGTATTACCGTGTCTGCAATCTCATCTTCAAAAGTGTCTTTAATATCCATTGTAAATAAACTCTCAAAGCTTAGAGGAGAGTTCTCTGGTGTGTAACCCTTCATATTTTCCTCATAATGTTCAAGCTTTGCAAACCTGTTTTCTCTATCAGCTTCTAAGGCTTCCGAAAGTTCACTCACGCACAGCATTAATAAAGTTCCTGTCTCGCGCTCGCTATCCCAAAAGCCTTTGTTTCGAGCTGCTGCGTGTATTTGCTGGGCTGCATCGTTAAGCCCAGCGCATAACATCGCATCACGCAAGCCCCACCCACACGCTTCCATTTCAGCACACTTTTCTAATGCAACATCTCTCATAAAGTCTAATGTTTCATTTGGTATTGTCATTTCTGTTTTGCGTAAGTGTGTCCACGCTTTTATTATAAGTTCTTTGTTTATTAATGCGTTTGCCATCTCTTCAAAATTTATTATTTATTACCAACAATATTTTTGTTACTTACTGCAAATATCATTCGCAATAATACCTCTAAATACCGCAACCAAACGTAACCTCGAAGTACGCAAAGTTGTATGATTTTCTTTTTTTCTCGTAACAAACTATCCCAAAAGAATTATTACTATGTTGGTTTATGTGGTTATAGTATTTGCCAAATATAGACCCTATTAAAACTTTGTTATTGTCGGATGTCTCCAAGTCACAATGCGAATAGCAATAAGGGTATCCAATAACAAATTTTTGCGTTATTTTTTGCTTAATTATAACGCTGCCATTAGTCCACTTATTTTTCCCAATCTCTCGAAACCCATGTTTAAATATTGAATTGAATACTATATCATTTCGGTATTCTCGTTTTCGTAAGTTTCTTTCTTTTCTCAATTCTAATTCTTCAAAAGAGTGATAATAATTGTATATAACACCACCTCTTTTGTGGTATTCCGAAACCAAACTATCTAAAAGTTCTTTGCTTATATAATCCGAATGATACACATAGCAATTCATTAGGTTCTCGTAAACATTTGCCGTCACTGTAATTGTATCATCAGATAATGCAGGAGGTAATTTTTTATTGAAAATGTAAGCTAGTCCTTTATTGAAAGGCACTATTCCAATAATAGCCAAATGATTTACAATTCTATATTTTGTTAAATATCCTCTTTTTTTAGTTTTTAATTTAGATTCAGCTTCATGTTTTGATAAAAATTTAGATGTCACATATCCTTCTGAGACATCATCAAACACGCTTTGGATGGCGTAATTATTGTGAATAATGGCAGCAGATAACACTGCGTCATACGCCATTGGCTTAGTGGTTTCTTGTACTGTATTTACTTCACTCATCTTATGTCTGTTTTGAAAGTTTGTAATTCTAATTAAAACGCCAACAGGCGCATACGCTAACCGTTAAAATGGCAAATCATTCCCCCACTCTGAATTTTGATCGTTGTTAAGGGGCGTTTCGCTTTTTGTATTACCTCCGTTATTATGCCAGTTGACAACTTCCACCTTTTCGGCAATCACCTCAGTTTTATATCTTTTCCCCCCATTTTTGTCATTATAAGATGTAGTCCGTAATTTACCCTCAACATACAGCATCATGCCCTTTTTTATGTGCTTTTCGGCAAAATTAGCAATCCAGTTCCATGCTGTAATATTGTGCCATTCGGTGTTTGTTATCTTCTCACCATTTTTATTAAATGTTTCGGACGTGGCCAGTGAAAAATTGGCCACTGACATGTTATCCCCTAAGTGTCTTACCTCGGGTTCTTTTCCTACGTTTCCTACTAAAATAATCTTGTTGATTCCCATGATTAATACTGTTTTATGAATGAGTTAAACAAACTGTTAATAATGCCCGACCGGCTTAACGCAGGATAGTCCTTTTCCAGCTGTGTGATTTTTTTCATCGTATACAGCTGATAATTGCCGTCGTCGGTGTAATCCAAGTCAAGTTCCAATTCTCCGGCGTAAAGCTTCTCAACGCAAAAGTTAATTAATGATTGACGGCGCATAATGCCATACTTTTTTTTCGCTTTGCTCATCGCCTCATCGGCAATTGTCATGTTAATTCGCGCCTGAGTGTAACTGTTTTTCTCCATATTATTTTTTGTATTAAAAATTTAATTATTCCCACAAAATTAATTGAACATGGGTTTTGATTTCTCCTTTTAATTCTTTAATAGCTCTATCACACCTAATTTTCTCCGCCGGAGTAGTTTCCGGATCGTTTATAGCTTTCATCAAAGTGGTAATACACCACGATTTTAATTCGGCGTATGTCATTGGTGTTTCTTTATTATGTGCATTTAAAAAGCGATTGTTTCGGAGTTGTGTAAAAATTTAAGATAATTTTTCAAGTATCCTTATTTCGTCATCGCTAAATACAACATTACTGCTACATCCATCATTGCATTTGTTTACGAAAGTTATTCCTTCACATTGTCCTACGTGTTCAATGTACTTTTGCAATAAACTCTCATTAACATTTTGTATTGGTAATGCTGGCTCGTCACTCTTATCAGCACCGTTCGCTCGGTTCATATCTTCAAATATGCACAATACAGTACCCCAAAACATATCTTCACCAGTATTTGCGTTATTTTCGTGTGATGGATTTCGGTTAGTCCAAAATTCCTTTAATTTTTCTATTTGCTGTTTTTCGTTTTTCATAATCAGTTCACTATTTATATTATTGTTACTTTATACACCGCATGAAGTGAACGGGTAATCGAAACACGCATTTTTGTTTAATTCTATGCAAATATAATATTTTATTCAATACAAACAAATAAAAACAACTATTTTTTGCGAATACTATTAATTCTCTTGCCGTTACATTCAGAAGGTAGTTCCACGAAATTAAACATCCGGTTAAACCGGTCTGACAGCAAAGGACCGTATATTTCTTTCAGTGTCTTTTCTGACAGGTTTGCGTCGGCAAACGTAATTTGATTAGTTTCGTATCGCCTCATCAGCAGGTTTTCCAGTGGCTTTTCTTCTGTGCCGTAATCCTTTATTACCGCGGGATTTTTGCCAAACTCTTCGATAAACAAAACACCCTGCTCGTATTTTTGACGGTCATCAAGCTTATGGAACGTCCTCGCGTTTATGTGTCGATAGCCTTTAATCGCTCCAATTGTCCTTAGCATGTTCAAAAAAGATAATTGAAGTACTGTTTTACCTAAACCGGCGGCACCACTCAGACAAAACCCACTGTTTATAAAGTATTGTTTACCAGTAGTATATGAGTAGTATTGATTAATCGCATTTTTCAGGTGTGGAAAAATCTCAAAATTAAGGGGGTTATTTTGATTATCTAGTTCACCCCTATCTCTTAGTACCAGATCCCCCTCAAGTTTCAAAATATCGGCAAAATCTTGGGGATTTATGGATATTATCCGTCTATGTTTAACCGGGTTTTTTTTCTTTTGCCTTAATCGCTCTTTAATTTGTTCCGGGGTGACGTAATTTTTAATCGTATTCACTTTCCGGGGTCTGTTTTCTTCCATAGCTTTGGTTTGTTTTTTGTTTTTCTTTGCTCTGCCAAGTTGCTAATCGCTTTTTCGTATCGAATGCTCTTTTGGTGCGCTCTTTCTCAAATAACATTTTTCGTCCTCTGGGGTTTATCTGCGTCCAATACTGGTAAAATGCGTTTAGAACGTCGCGACTTTCAATATCGAGATCATTAGCCGCCTTTTTTATCTCATGATAAAAATTATTTTTTCGTTCCTCTAGCGTGGGCGAATTTATTTCGCCCATAATATTCTTATCATTCTTTCCCTTCTTTACATTCTTGTTTGGTGTCGTTTGCGTTTCATCTGCGTTTCGTTCGCGTTTCATCTGCGTTTCATCTGCGTTTCGCTCATGTTGGTAACTATCATAATTACAAACAGTTATCCGTGTCGTTTTTCGTTCGTTTTTTTGAATAATCATGCCGTCTTTTTCTAAGAGTCGAAAAAATCTTCTTACTTTTGATTTGTTCCATTTCGAACCGAACAATATAGCCCAGGAATCAAGCGACTTTAATGACTCGCCCCTTCCGCATTTAAGTAATTCGTTACCGAAATTCGTTTTATCCGGTTTGTGGTTAACTTCCAAAAGAATGGTTAACCACGCTTTTAGTTTTTCAGGGTCGTCAAAAATCCAATGACGCAGAATGTCTCTATGTAATTTTATCCATCCGCTCATAGTTAAAATGGTTTGTTTTTTTGATGCCAAATTTTACGCATCTCATTTAATAGCTGAATGTAGCTTTTAATATAACCCATGTCAATTGAAAAGGCCAGCTTTTCTTCTAATTTGGTCAATTCTTCCAACTGCTCTTCTGTTGCTTGCTGCCTTAAGACTCCGCTTTCATGCTTGCCGAAAACAATGTAATTCAAACCCTTCGCAATTTGGGGGTAATTTACACCTTTTAATTTCGCGGCTGCTTTTTGCAATTGGCCGTAATTGTCGCCGGCTTGGTGGCGGTATTTTATCAGCTGGTCGTAAACGAATTTAATAACAAAATATTCAAACTTAGGGTTTATCCACATTGCAAACTTTACAAACAAAATAGGATGCATCCATGTACCGCCATATTTCCCCCTTGTTTTTAAATACGCAGTTTCTTGCGTATTTAAATTTTCCTCCTGTTCAAGCACTTTAATAAATTCACTTGTTTGTTTTAATTCGAAAAACTTTGAAACTTCTTTTTTTACTCCAAGCTTTTCATTCCACTGCTTAAGCAAAATTGTCGCGTTAAACATTCCGTCTTTCGTGCGCTGGACAACTTCAAAATTACCCATCTTTCGCACCATGTTTTGATTAGTTTTCATGGTTTAATTTGTTTACTTTTCGTTTAAAAAAATTAATCAAGATAAATCAGTCTGCCGCCTGTTATCTCAATTACTTTTACCCTACCTTGGTTCATCATTTTAGTGACGGCCGCAGGTGTAACCCCTTTTAGTTTAGCGTAAGCGCTTGGTGTTATCAATTTAGTTCTGTCTATTTTTAAGTTTTTCATTCTGTAATTTAGTTAAATTAATTTACTTTCCGAAATATTTGTCAATAATTTTCAGCCATTTCGATAGCCTTGAATAATTCAAACGCCACTTGTGGCACAATAGCATTGCCGTATGCTTTTATTGATTCTTGCCTCCATTTAGGAAAGGTAATTCCGTCCAATTTGGAGGAAACCCCATCATTTCCGCTACAAATCGGGGGTTGAGTCGGGAAGTCGTCCCAGGCTCGAAAATCCTGTCTAAACTGTCCTTTTGTATCTTTCCGTCTCGAATTCTCTCGTTCGAACCTGTCCCTTTCCAATCCCTCGTTGTTGGCGTTGGCAACAATCCAGATTCGCTCTCTTCGGTGTGGTGCCCCGACGGCTTCAGCTGGTATAATGAGCGGCGCGACGGTGTAGCCGATTGACTCAAAATCGTCGATAATTTGGTTAAGGACGAATCTTTCTCGGAGTTCATATAACGAGTCACCCTCTCCGTATAAATTGGTTTGACTTCCCACTTTAATAGGTGAACTTGGGAGCGCCATCGTTGTAATTCCAGCAACGTTTTCAGGAACGATCCAATCTGGCCTAACTTCTTTGATAATTCTAAACATTTCCGGCCAGAGGTAGCGGTCATCTTCTGTGCCGCGTCTGGATCCTGCAAGGCTAAAGGGTTGGCATGGGAATCCACCTGTGAGTATTGTTTTTTCATTTGACTTCCATTTACTATTTGTTAATAAAGTGTTTTTTGTCAGGGTTTTAATGTCTTCATGGTGATAAGCATCTGGCCAATAATATTTAAGGACTCTCCTTGCGAATGGTTCAATTTCGCAAGTGCTTATAACATTCCATCTCATCCATTCTGCGGCTAATTCAAAGCCGCCTATTCCTGAAAATAAGCTAATTAGTTGCATTATTGTAGATATTTGTCAATAATTTTAACGGCCTCATCATAACCTTTGGCAAAATCGGCATAGTATCCCCGGCATCTTAGCGCCTGAATCATGTCGTATTGTTCGCGAATGTGTTTATTGCTAGTTAGCTCTCCATTAGCTTTCAAAATGCAGACATCTGTTCGCTTCATTTCGATGAACAAGCCATGGTATTGGATGCCGTCGACAATCGAAGGTTGAAAAATTAGCAGGTCCGGAATCCCGGGCGAGCTTCTGAGCTTTGCGGCTTTTTTAGCCAAGCCCATGGGTAGTTTAATCCCGCTCATATCCGACGTAAAAATTACGTGCGGATACTTTAATTTAAGGTAGCACACCGTGCGTCGGTGCTCTACCTCTTCGGATGGTACTATTTTAGCCATTTAATTTAACAGTTAAGCTGTCTTTTTTGTAGGTAACTACCGGAGGGTGTATCTCGTAAACCTCACCAGTTTCTTCGTTAAATTTGTGTTTACTTTCGCGCAATGCCTTAAGCATTGTTTGGCGCGCTTTAATGCGCTCTTTCGTCTTGTTTTGGCTTTCGGTTAGTGTTTCAAGAACTTCATCTCCGCAATTTGAAAAGTCGTACATCCTGCCGCCTTTTTTGGCTGCAAAAATGAAACCTTTGTGTTCAAAAGTTGCTCTTGAATATTGTTCTGCCTCTTTTAATGCCTCATCCTTAATACTTTCGGCGACTTCTTGTATTGCTTTATGCAATTCAGTAAGACAAGCGAAAGCGGTTAGGTTGTCAGTAAACCCGTCGTCTACTGTGTCTTTTAACTCTGATTGGAATTGTTGCAGCCCTTTGCTTGTTTGCGGGATGTTGTTAAAAAGTTCTTTTGCGTTAATCATTTTTTTTGATTTTTTTGTTAATAATTTTTGTTAAATCTTCATGCCATTCTCTGTACTTTTTGTCTGTTGCGACAATTTCAGGAATGTATAATTTATTTCTACTTATAGTTGAATGATCGATATTTGCGTAATCGCCTATTTTGTAAACAGTTGCCTTGGTGTATATGCTAGAAAAGTAGGTAAAAAATTGCCGCGCCCTGGGAAGGTGACCTGCTCTTGATTTGCTTAAAAAAGCAAATAGTGTAACACCAAAATAGTGACAAATAATTGTTCTAATTGCTTTTAATTTGCCGTCAATTTTGTTATTGTTTTGCGTATAAACGCACACCTCTGCATCGCTGGGGGGGTAAACAAACAATTTGCCGTTTTTCTCCCGCATTTTAAGACCAGCCTCATTAATTTGAAGCATAGCCTTGATAATTTCGTCGCGTGTGCCACTAATTATTATCATTTTGTTTCTTTTTTGCCGGAAATTTTTCACCAAAATCTTTAAAAGCAGTAATTACATCCATGTCGTTTTGTAAAGAAGGGTTATTTTTCCACAATGTAATACCCTCAGCTCTGTTTGATGCATTGGATAGGCTTTCAATTAGCCATTTTTTGGGGTCAACGCCACTATTCGCCCACTCAATTAGTTGTTTGCCAGTTTCAGAAGTGATAACAAATTCCGGTTTGTTCATGTAAAGGCCTGTTCTGTCTTTTGACGCCTTTGCCATATGGTTATCATTAACTAACTCAAAGTTAAGTGTTAATTCATACTCAAAACCTTCGCGTGTAATCTCCTTTGTTCCTGTCTTTTGAACAGTTGCCTTGCCTTTGTCATTTTTAACCATTTCATAATCTTGTTTGCGGCGAACGGTCGTAAAAATGTGCATAGGTGCTTGCAAAATTGCGTCTATAAATTTTTTGTGACGTGGCGTAACTTTTGCCCAGTCTTGGAAGCGTCCGCCAAGCTTGTCAACAATTTCTAAACATCCACCTTCGCCATCCCACTCGTGCGTTATGCTGTCAATAATTACAAGCTCAATGCCAGCGTCTTGGCACGTTTTAATCGCTTCTATATAACGTTCAGGGCTGAAAGGCGGCGCCATGGTAATTGTGTTGTACTCTCCAAGGTCGCTGTAAAGGTCGGCCGAACCGTTTTCAGTGTCAATGACTGCTATTTTTGTCCAGTCACCTGTTACGCCGTAGGCCATTAGTAGGGCGCTGTAGGTTTTGCCAAATCCGCTGGCACCGCTGAAACCAACTTTTAATTTTACTTTTTTTCGTTGTGCTTTTTTTAATTTCATGGCTGTTTGTTTTTTTAAAATTTGTTATAATACATTACCACTTATGAATGGCACTCGATGAACTTCAAACCCATCGTATGTAAATGGTAACTGTTTCGATTTGTAAGTGTTATACTTCAAACCCTTAATTTTGCAAAATAGCTTAAGGTTACCATAACACTCAGGCGGATTTGCGCTATAAATAATGATTGATTTTCGTTTCATATTAAAATCTGCTTAATTCTAGTTCTACACCAAAATAGTTAGAAATCTCGTCTCTTACAGTGTTGAAGTAATCTTGTGAGATGCCAACTAATTTATAATAAGCTGTTTTTGTATAAAAATTACTTTTAATAAACATTTGAATGTAATTTTGTCCAACATAAAGACGATAAAACCCGGGGCGTGGAGACCAAATGTTAAATTTTGGCTCTACTAATTTTTTCTTTGCCCATGCCCATGCTTTTTTCAAAGCTTTTGACCAGTTAGTCATACTTTGCACTTTGTATTTGCGGTAGATAGTCCAAGCGGCTTTCATTACTTTACTTTTGATGTTGGTTGTGGTTTTCATATCGCTTATTTTTAATTACACTGTAAATATACGACCTATTTTTACATCATGCAAGAAAATAGCGAATTATTTTTAATAAAATTACATTAGATTATTTGTTTAGAATGATTCTAAGGAATGAACAATTTTAGGTTAGTGACATTATTGTCGAAAATTTCGTCTTCGTGTAATTTTAATAATTCAGGAATGTCACTTTTGCCGGACTCTTCCCACACATTTGCAGGGACTACTTTTTGCAGCTCCTTCTCTGCGTTAATATCGTGGTAAAATAGTACATCTATTTTTTCGGTTATAATCCAAACCTCCAGTGAATGGGTATTGTCGCCATCTTCCTCAGCGAGTGGGGTTATTTTTTCGGAAATATCGCACACTTTCGCGCCCAGGTAGTTCATGGCGTAGTCGTAAAGTTGTAGGAAGTTTTTAAACATGGTATTCAAGGTTTTTGATGTACGAAAATAAAACTGATTCAATCCCTTTTTTGTTTAATGTCCTTTTGATGTAGATGTCTTTTTTGCTGCTATTGATACTGCTAACGCTTTTTACCGATAACATACCGCACCATAACCGGACACGCCAATATCCTGTGATATTTTGGTGATTTGCCATTGATGCAATTATTTGCTTATCTTTTAGTAACGTTTGACATACTCTTATTTTTATATCGTTTTTCATGTTATGCAAGTTTTATTGGTTCGTTAAACATGTTAGCGGTTGTACCTTCTTTGGCAATGTAAATATTACCTGTTTTCCGTCCGTTTATTTGTGATAAAATTTCGTCAAGTTCTGATCCTGTGTATAATACCATATTGCCGTAGTGTTTAAGTAGTTTGCACCAGTGCCCATGCAATGTAACAGTGTCAACTGGCAAGGTTGAAAGAATTTGATAAAGGTTGTTTCCTAAACTATCAATTATGATACCTTCGTCATGGCACCAATAGAGGGCAATGTGCCCGGCGCCTTTTAAATCCACAGTACCTATTGGGGTGTGTTTGCGTTGTTTGGTATGGGTCCCGGTTATGCTGGTTGCGTTTAGGTTTAAGTCGAACGCCTCGACAGCTGCGTCAAGGGTGTTGAATTGCCAAGTTTGGCCTGTTAGTGTGTGTACTTTCATGATAGCTTATTACGGTTTTCGGTTGCTAAATTATACAATGTTAGTCCTGTTTTTGAGTCGCCGCGCTGGTATGCCTCGGCGCTGCGTTTATAAAGATCAATTATCTGTAAGTAAAGTTGTTGTTTTGCTTTGGTCATGATTATGTAATTTTACCCCCTCCGAAGAGGAGGGGGTTGGTAATGTTTAATTTTCTACTATTTCATAATTAATCTCACCTCCGTCATATGAAGGGCGTTCAATTAATAGCTGTAATTCCCTTTTGTTAGCCCATGCCAATATTTCGTCGATGTTCTTTTTGTCAAGGCTGCTTGCATCAAAGTGCATTGTTTGTAACTCCCCTAGTGCCATTGAACCAAGCTTTAAAGCGGCAATATAAAGGGAGCTTGTTGCTTGCTGCTCTTTGGTGAGTGGAAGTTCATTGTATAAAATGCCATCATCTGTAAATTGGAATTCTTCTGGAATGTCGGCGCTGTTTATCATTTCTCGCTTTTTGCCTCTTAATTCTATTACTTTTCCTTCTAAATCATCTACCTTTTTACGTGCTTCCTTGCCAACTTCTAACCACTCATTATACTTTTTAAGTTCTGTTTGATAGCTTTCGGCTTTGGCTTTTTGGTAGCTGGCTTCGTTAATTTGGCGTTCAATGTCTGTCGTGTCTATAAGTGTCGGGTTTGGAGGGGTTGGCTCTGCCTTTATGCCTGGCACTTCGTAAGCATCTATCTCTGAGTCGATTTCGTCAAAAAGTATGTATTTTGAGAAATAGTTGGCATTTTTTAAATCAGCTCTCTCTTTTATCATTGCCTTTTTAGCTTCCCCTTTTTCGCGAACTACTTCATTCCACTTTCGAACTTTTGCAACATCTTCTTTGTAATTAATGTCCGCCAACTCTTTTACTTTCCTATTCTCTTCTCGATACTCCGCCAACTGCTTTTCCAGTGCCTTAGTGTCCGGCATGTCCACCGGCTCTGGCTTTTCAATTCGTTGGGCGATTAACATCTCCAACTCTTTTTTTGCATCTTTTCGCTGCTCTACAGCTGTCGCTATTTCATTATCTATTTCTGAAAAGTCAATGCCAACTAATCGCTGTAACTCCTTGCTTTGCTTGGCTGGCTGCATGTACAAAAATTTGTCAATGTCAAAAGCAGCGCCAAAAATGCGTTCCCCTATTGACTTGATAACTCCCGATGTTTGCTTAATACCTTCTTTTGTTATGTAGGTAATGCGTTCGCTCTTTTCTGTGAAATTCCATTCAATGCGGCTGCCGTCTGTTAATTCTGCGACGTAATCGCCTTTCCTGGCGCCTACATGAACTAGGATGTTTGGTTTTTGTCCCCGGATGCGGTCGATTAATGCGCGGAGCATTGTTGTTTTACCCATCCCGTTACCGGCAGTTACAATTGCATGACAACCATTAAAAGTTGCCTCTGCCGATTCAATTGCTTTTAGATTTGTAACTTGTACTTTGTTAATTTTCATGATTTTGTGATTTGTTATTGTTTATTTAAAAAATTAAGCGCACATTCAGCGGCTTTTTGCTTCGCGTTTCTTTTGTTAGTCCCTGATGCTTCAAACACACGCCCGTCGGGGAGTTCTATTTCTATGTTTACAGTAGGCATGTGGTCTGCACCTGTTTTACCGGTCACCCTAGTTTCAATGTTTGCTCCGTATAAACGTTGCACTAATTCGGCTAACTCAACGATTGGATTTTGATTTCCCATTTTTGATACTTTTTTAGTTGTTAATAAATTATTTTCGATTAAATCAAATATAGCGTTTACGGCATATTTAATACCTCCCTCTTTTACTCGCTTAGTTTTTACAGTTGCAAGTAAACGCTCTGTTAATTCTGGTTCGTTCTCGATATAAAATGAAAACTTCTGGTCGTTCTCTTTTTTGAAGAAAACTAAAGTCAAATTGTTACGGATAAATTTTTTCATTTTTATGTTTTTTAGTATAAAAAATCGTTTAATTCGTCAAAATCACCGCTTCTAATAGCGTCGCAAAATGTGTCAAAATCTTCCTCAACTTTGTCGGAATCAACGTCGATGTCTATTTTCCCGTTTGCGTTGTGGTCGGCAATGCGTACTTTGTTGTCGCCCATCTGAATGTAAATAGTGCCAGTTCCAGCTGTTTTGTGGCGAATACCTTCCTCGTTTAGTTTGTTGCTCATCACCTCGTACCATTCTTCTGGGCATTCAACTAATTTCACTAAAATATAGCCCTCATCTGTTAGAAGGTGATAAATGCCGTGCAATGTTTCCTCTTCGATGTAGTTGATAAGTTTTTCTGTGAATACAAAACCTTTCTCGTTGCCTGTCAATCCCAATTCTTCGTTTACCTCGTCCCATTCGATACTCAGGTTTTTGCTTTCGATAACCTCTTGAACGTTGATGGAAGTGTCATAGATGTCGAATGTAAGACCGTCTACTTCTTTTGATATGTGTAACTCTTTTTTCATCGGATTGGTTTGTTAGTGATTGATTAATTTTGATATAACAAATATACAATAACAAGCAATGCGAAACAAGTAATTACACAAAATAATGCAATTGTAATGCTTATTTGTAACAATTCTAAATAAATTGTAACTTTGAAGTAATAAAATAATGTGAATTATGGCAGCACCAAAGGGAAACAAATTTGCGATAGGATGCACGACGTCTGGATTCCCGCCGTTTTACGACAAACCAGAAAAGATGCAGGCAAAGATCGACGAATATTTCGAAAGTTTGCGCGAAAAAAAACGCTTTGTTAAAGAAATGGATGGAAGCGACTACCTTCTGCCGAACACTCCTATATTTATAGGTGACATATATAAAGGTAGTATTGTTTGGGACAAGGTGGAAGAGGGGGCAACTATCACAGGGTTAACGCGTTATCTTGGATTCTCTCACCGGAGCAGTTTGTTGGACTATCAGAAAAAGGATGAATTTAGCAACATCATAAAAACAGCAAAGTTAAGAGTAGAAGAGAGTTACGAGAGGTTATTGCGCGAAAGGAATCCAACTGGCGCGATTTTCGCTTTAAAGCAATTCGGCTGGAATGACAAGCAAGAAATTGATCATACGTCTATGGGCGAAAAGATAAACATCCCACCTATTAATTGGGTGAAAGGTGACAATGAGTGACACCAGATACGACATAAACGAGGCATTTAAACCATTATACACGTCAGACAAAAGGTACTATTTAATTACCGGCGGGCGTGGTTCTTTGAAATCTCATTCCGTCGAAGACTTTGTTGTCAGGCTTACGTATAGCAGGGGGGAGGGGGTTTTATTTAGTAGATACACCCTCGTTTCTGCTGAAATTTCGATCATCCCGGAATTTAAAGCAGCTATCGAGCGTTTGGGAGTGTCGGCAGATTTTGAGATAACAAAACAGGAAATTATAAACAAACGGACCGGCTCATATGTCTGGTTCCGAGGGCTAAAAAGCAATTCCGGGCATATTACAGCAAACTTAAAATCATTGTCTGGCATAACTACCTGGGTAGTTGATGAGGCGGAAGACTTAAAAAATCCAGAGTTGTTTGACAAGGTAGACGACAGCATTCGAACGGCAGGTAAGCAAAACCGCGTGATATTAATAATGAACCCAACTACTCACGAACATTGGATTTACGAAAGGTGGTTCAAGCATAGCAATAAAAATATAATTATAGACGGTTTCCCGGTTGAGGTTAGCAACCACCCGAAAGTGCAACATATACACACTACTTATCACATCGGTGTTAATTATCTTTCCGCGGATTGGCTGGCCAAAGCCGAAATCTGGAGGCAAAAGGCAAAACAAGGCATTGATATTGTGACGGGGAGAAAGTTGACGAGGGAGGAGCAGGACAATGCAATAAAATATTATACAAACAATTACCTGGGGGGCTGGAAGCAACGCGCCGAGGGTGTTATCATTGACTGGTGGGAAGAGGGGGAGTATGCACCCCAAGACGTCGAGGGTTTCGGAATGGACTTCGGCTTTAAGGATCCTGATACAATGGTTCGCGTGTCTATTGACAGGCGCAACAAAATTATATATCTAAAAGAAGAACTGTATAAAACCAACCTTGGAACTGATGAGCTGGTAGCTGAAATTAAAGCAGTAAAACCGGGGCGTCGGTTAATTGTCGCAGAGAGCGCAAACCCGCGTACAATTGTTGACATTCGCAGCAAAATTCCCGGGATAAACATAGTTAAGGCGATAAAAAATACTATTGCCTCGGATGTGAAGGAGCTTAAGAATTGGCGAATTATTGTCGACCCACTTAGTGTTAATCTTAAAAGGGAATTAAACAACTGGGTGTGGTTGGACAGACGTGGCGAAATTCCTATCGACGCATACAATCACCTTATAGATGCTGCACGATACTTCATTATGCGAATTGTAAAACCTCGTGCCACAAGAGGGGGGCGTGTGATTAAACGGAAATGACAACAATATGATAGAGCTGGATAACATTACATTGCGAGAGTACTTCGAACTAGAAGACCGAAGCGAATACGATTTTGCGATATTGTACGCTAAACCGTTCCAAGAAGTGTACGACACTTTCGGAATTGGTTCCCTGTTTAACAAACCATTTGGTAAGGTTAAGGAGTTTCAGCAGGCACATGCCGAGGGGTTAACGTGGGAGCAGCTAACTGATTGGATCGCAGAGTTTTCAGGCAAAAAGCTATTCCGCATTTCAAGTACTGGAATACTTGAATTCATGAAGGGCAAAAATCATTTATTCAAAGAAATCGAAACAATCAATACAGTAGAAGCTGAAAAGTTGGGTTACACCCCCAAGGCAGAAGAGCGTGAGGCGGGGATTGACGACGCAAAAGAATTCGGTTTTTACCCCCAGCTTTTAAGCATTGCGAACGGAGACGGGTTAAGGGTTAAGGAGGCGGAGGAGCTTGAGTATAGTTATGCCTTTTTATACCTGTCGTATAGCAACTGGAAGAGCAACTACCAAACCCGGTTGATGGAACTGCAAAACAAAAAGCTAAAATAATTAAAAGTAATTTTGTGTAATTGCAGAAAAAACATTAACTTTGATGGATAACAAATTATGAAGCTAATTTAAAAAATAAGTATTATGAAAATCACAGCAACAAACATTCTGGAAGCAAAGGCGGTGCAAACGAAGCTGCACGAATTAGGTTACAAATGGGTTGATGGGAGTAGCCTACTAAATTGGCATCCGTGGGATGATAGTTCAAATTTTAGGTCATATCCAATTTATTATAATTTAAGTACCAACAAATGCACAATATGGAATCATGGAGAAGGCGACATTTCGGCAACTGAATGGCTGTTGAATTTTGAAGAGATAACACTAGAAGAAAAGCTGAGGGAAATTGTAAAAAAGCATAAACATACATCTTGTTTCGATACGCTTCGTCTTTTAAAGGACATATGCGAACTAATTCAACCCAAACGCTCAATAATTAACCGTTTAAAGGCCGGTGAAAGTGCAACTTACAGGGGAATGAAAATTGAAGCAATTTTGGAAACAGAACCAATAACTTTGGATTGTGAAGATGAAGAGGGGGAACCTTGTCAGGTTATCTGCACTGAAAAATCTATAGAAAAAAACGTAAAATTTGTTTAAACTATGAACACCCAACCATGACAAAATTTATTAATTAAACCTAACACCAAAACAACCGCCGTTTTAATGGTGGTTTATTATAATTTTTATTTTTTATTAATCTAAATAAATACAGACATGTACACATTACGAATTATTTCAAAAAAGGACAAAACTGAGTCAAACCATGCCATTGGTAACAACTACTCAGTCCACATGAAAGGGCATAGCTTGCGGTATGATGAGCTGGCCGGAAAGGCGGTGGTCACTAATGAGACGTTTGCAATTATTTCAGCGGACAATGGGAAGATAATTTTCCCCCTTCATCGCGAAAATGATTACTACATCATGACCGAATCCGGGAAAATATTTGAACATTTGCAATAAGTTTCGTATATTGCAAATCAATACTTTTCATAAACATTATAAAGGGCTCTATTATTGGGAGCCCTTTTTTATGGTCATGCTATAATTTTAGTACTTAATTACTTGAATTATCAATAAAGTGTTGTAACTTTGAATCATGCAGAGATATGGAATTATAAACGTACTTAGAAATTATTGCGCAGACCACAACATCGCATTCCTTCCCGGACTCAATGCACCTATGGCATTGAGCGAAAACCTGCACACCTACGAGCGCGGACAATTAATACTTGTTTTTGATTATACAACTTCGGTAGCATTCAGTAACAGGGGCGGCATAGTGTCGCGCAGCTATAATTGCATCTTTGCGCTTGGTCGAAAGTATGACGACGGGATAACTGAGGCAAATTTGAACGAGGTGTATCTGCAGAAGTACGACAGGCGACTGCACGAAATCGAACAGATGTTGGAAGACATTGTCCGAAATATAGCTTGTGAGAATGAACTGATAATTAATAATTACAATGTCGAAGATCGTCTGAACGACATGGACACGGTGATAGATTTCAAATTTGCAAATGTAACAATATCACAATAATGCCTACTTTATCCGACATATTGAACGATTTTCGAAAAGAGGTAGAAAGCGACCTTGTAAAAGGCTATGAAGAAACAGGACGTAGAGCATCTGGTAATTGGGAGAAGGAGTTGGAAAGTTCGCAAACAATTTCGGCCGGTAGGGTAAAGGTTACGTTTAAAGGGGCGGATTATACGTATATGTTGGAAAATGGAAGGGGCCCAAATAAAAATCAAGACCCTTTCGCTATTAGAAAATTTGTATGCTATGCGGGTAGTACGTTTTTAGCCGAATGGGTGAGAGATAAGGGAATAGTTGTAAATCCATTTGCTGTAGCTTACAAAATAGCAAGAGAAGGATATAAGGGCAAACCATTTGTCGACAAGGTTATAAATGAAGACCTCGCTCAAAGATTGGCCATTAGAATAGGGGCGGTGTTTGTGAATGATATAAAGAGTGATGTGATTCAACGTTTTAAAGATAAAGCAAAATGATAACTAATTTATACATAACGCAAAGCAACACAACCGAAGACAGCAACCTAGTGGCAATACATTCGCCTTTGGTGTTTATTGTTGACGCTACCTATACTGGCGCCCCGCCTGACATTGGAGAGGTGAGAGTGTCTATTTATGATGGTTGGGATTATGACAATTTATTGGACGCTTTTATTTGCAATGTACTGGAAGACCCATACCCCGGGGTTCGTAGGTTTTATTTCAGGGCGGACAGCGTTTTGCGCGGTTGGATGGATGGGTTTGACGACAATTTTCAGAGCGACGGCAGTTTTTTGTTTGTTGATGAAATTACAAAGCAATTTAGGATAGTGTTTTCAGCGGATGGTATTTCACCGCTTCCATTCGTAGACATAGACGCATGTCACGCAGCGCGGCAATACGGAGAGAGTGCAACAATGATAGACATTGCGACGAATGAGCAAAATGTATATACAGGGGTGCAAGGCGTGCCAGTTGATGTTTACTTTTACAACGATGATGCTTCGTTAGTTGTAAGCATTGGTGACACTTCATTCGAGGAGGTTATTGCTTTAGATTATGATGACGAAGAATTTGAAGACTTTGACGGAGTACCGTTTACAATAGAAGTAATGAATTGATAATTATATAATTATGGGACGTAAGATATTTGAGCAACAGACAAACAATAATCCAGATGTCACCAAACGAATAGCCTTTGGTAAAGCAGATGCAATATCGGAAAACATGGAACTAGCTAATTTGTTAGTTTGGCTGAAAAACAACCTAGGGGCGTTAATTGCGTCAAACAATCTAAGCGACATCGGGAATCCAGTTGAAGTACGTGGTAATTTAGACGTACCAAGCAACGACGACTTAACCAATGCACTTTCCGGGTTGGCGGAACTGCTAGACCCCGGAAGTGGCAAAGTCTTAGGTATAAATAATACCGTTGATTTTACTATAAATTCCCCTTTTCAACCAGTTCATAAGAGCTATGCGGATAGTGTAAAAGAGCAAACCGAAAGTATTGCAGTTTCGTTAACTGGCAATGATACTGACTTTAATAACGAGGAATTGACATGTAGAAAGCTTGGTAATGTATACCTACTTTCTGGAACTTGCAGGTGTCAAAACAGCAAAACTTCGCCTGTATTGCTGTGCACAATTTCAAACTACACAAATGATATACAAGTACCTTTTATCGGTTCACCCTCAAATACATCACTCTCAGAGAGTGCTTATGGTTATATCGATACCAACGGGAAAGTGTATTTCCAGCCCGGAAAAGGAGATAATCAAAAATGGAACATTAACGCCCCAGCTATGAAATTATGAGCAAAGTAGGCTATTACAGATACCGCTATATTCCAGCGAATCCCGGCACTTTTACAATTGCCTTTTTCCAAGGCGGGGCAAAAACGGCAGAGCATACGGTTATCGTTCGGCCAAAGTGCACTGGCGACAGGGTTGTAAAATATTTGGACAAAAATGGCCAATATAGATACTTTAACTTCAACCGCTTTTGGACAAGTAGCGACAAAGCAAGCAAAATAGGGGCGAACAATGTAATTGTCCGCAATTTATTGTCAGGCAAAGGAGCTACGGAAAGTATCGGCAAGACAAACACACGCACATTATCATTGTATGCAGATGTCGACCAAGACGAGTTAACCCGCTTGAATGACATGTACTATTCGCCTAGATGCTACCTTTATGTTGGCGATGGGCTGACGTTTCAGGTTAAAGATTGGGTCGAGGTTGATGTCGAAGTAAAAGACGGAGCGAACAGAATTGCAAAAGGGCACTTAACCCCTATAGATGTAACTGTAACTTTGCCACAATATTACACTATAACAATGATGTAAGGTGAATAGGGAATTGTTTATAACATATGGAGTTAACAAGATTCGTCAAAAGTTAGACATTGACGATAAAACCGCTATTGGGATAGATTTGCAAGCAAGGGACTTTAAAGAGCCCGGTAAGCGCGTGTTATCATTTTCGAACGCTTTCACGGTTCCATATACAGCGAAAAATGCAAAAGCCTTTGGGTTTGCGTATGATATAGGCAGCAGGGAGGGGGAGATTTATTTTCCGTTAAAAATTGACTATTGGCTAGACGGCGAACTATTGATAAACGCGGCAACCGTGAGAGTTAACCAAATAGACGGGAAGCGTGTTAGCTTACAAATTTTCGAAAAGGATAAGGTGTGGGAAGAATTGAAAAAAGTTACGTGGCCGGAATTTGTTGCTGATTTTATCGAATGGATGCAGGACGAGAAGGGTTTACCAAGTGCAGAAGCTCCGTTTACCGGCACCTTGTCGCAGTTCCTACTCCCTTACAGGGATGCAACTGAGGGAATTATTTTGCCTTTTTATTACGGCAACTTGTACCAGTACGAACCAGACGGCGAAGGAACAGGATACCTGGAAGACGAAAATAATATTTGGATAAAGTACAAGGAAAACGCAGGGGGCGGGCATTTTTGCGTGTATGTGAAAACAATTTTTGAATATATCGAACAAAAATACGGGGTTAATTTCTTGACCTCTGGCGGTGTGGTTGATTACAATATATGGGACGATGCAATTGCCCCCACTGTTTTTGTGCCAATCCGGAACCTTCATGTATCTTTCATAATCGGAGGGAGTGGCGTTGAGTCGTTCTATTTCAGAAACAAACCAGAAAGCGTAAAATTTCAGCCTCATAAAGATACTGGCGACAAAAAGGATAAAACGCTTTCAACTTTGGTAAATAGCTACTTCCAACTATTTAACGCAATAATTGATGAAGTAAACGAAGGGTTTGCCGTTCGTAGGTTTGATGATTTAAAAAATGTCAACCCGGTTAATTTCGGGGCACTTGCCGAAGGGACGAAGACGTTTAAACCATCTATAAGCGGCTATAAACAAAAGAATTATATCAAATTTGCGAAGGTGTTTGAAGGTGGGGCAAAATCTGAGGGGCAGAGAACTATATTTTGTGAAAATAACAATATAGATATTGAGGGCGATTTGTTTGAAATCGACGCATTCATAAACAATTTTATTGCAAGGGGAGCGGATAACGCGCCCAATTTGTCAAAAGAAGAAAGTTTCGAAACGTTTAGTTTTTTTGTCCCATCCGGAACCATGGCAACCCCTATAAACATTAAAGTAAGCGACAACATAGGCAATGAAGTGTCTGCTAATCTTGCATTACAAAAGGCAGCACTTTACAACATTGGGGGGGAATACACATTTTTGGAAGAAATACTAACCTACCCGGTTTTTTGGGAAGTTGAGAAGTGGCTAACTATGCGTGGGGTTCGGGCTTTAAAGTTCTTTCAACAATATTATATAAAAGAGCTTGGAGGTTCATTTTTCATAAATAAAATTTCCGGTTTTAACCCTGATAAGTCAACCAAACCGACGAAACTAGAACTTATAAAAATTAGTAATAAAGTGCCCGTACCTGTTGATAACTACACCGAAAGCGTTTGGGCTGATGGGCTAGGCAATCCGTTTGTTGATGGGGACAATAATTTGTATACATAATGGCAGATAAAATTATAATTGGAGAATTAGAGCTTGACACTTCGAAGGTAATTGCCTCACAGCAAAAGCTTGCTTCCGAAATTGAGACAACAAAAAAGCAAATGAAAGAAGTTGCTGAAAGCTCCGGCAAAGCTTCGAAAGAGTATATAGAGCTTGAGGCTAACATGAAAGCGTTGAAGGGAGAGTATAATAGCAATAAAAATGCACTGGCCAAGGTTACACAAGCTCAAAACGCCAATGAGGGGAGTTTGGCACAATTAAAAGCGCAATTGTCAGTTGTTACAAACGAATGGAACAATTTAACAGAGGAGGAGCGGCTAAATAGCGAGCGGGGAAAGCAGATAACAGCGCAAAAGACAAAGTTAACAGAGCAGTTAACAAAGGAGGAAAAAGCAACGGGAGATGCGAGGCGTTCCGTTGGACAATATGAAAATGCAATGAATGCCCTTCCAAGTTCAATGAAAGGAGTAGTGCAGGGAGCTAAAGGAGCGGGACAGGCATTAAAAGCATTAGCTGGGATTCCTATTGTCCTAGTTATAACTGGCATAGTTGCGGCAATTACAGGTCTTGTGAAATTATTTAAATCCACCGATGACGGCGGCACAAAGCTAGAAGCGACAATGAACGGGCTAAAGGCTGTTTTCCAAGTGCTAAAAGGCGTTGTACTTGATTTGGTTGAAGGGACAAAGGCAAAAATACAGCTGTTCGGAAAATCCTTCGAGCTGTTAAAGGCTAAAATTGCCGGCAATGATGAGCAGGTGGCCAAAATAAAACAAGAAATGCAGGAGCTTTCAGACGTTATAAACAAAAATAAGCCGTTTGAAAACTTAGGCAAAAGAGCAAAAGACGCGTACACAGAGGTTTATAACCTAACATTTGCTATGGATGAGCTTAATGACAAAATGATATCGGCTATCTCTGAGCAAAAGGAGATGGAGTTTGAATTGGAAAATTATTTAAACCTTGCCGCAGACCAGACAAAATCGGAAAAAGAACGAATCCAATTATTGGAGGCCGCCAATGCATCGGCAAAAAAATTATATGGACAGCGGAAAAAGTTTGCGGAAGACGAATTTAACAATTTAGTAAAACAAACAGCGGCAGAAAGAGAGGTTTCGGAAGAGTTGGTAAAGTGGTTAATTACAGCAGATGCCGAGACAGTGGCAAGTGCCAGAAAAACTAACGAAGATATTGCCGAGCTTTGGAACGAAGGAGGCGACGAGCGAATTAAGGAGCTTGAGGAATTGTATGTAAAGGCGCTGGATGCTGATATTCAATACACTACAAAAACTAAAAGAATCGTAAGTCAATTATCCAGTCTGCGTAAAAAATTAAACAAAGAAGACGCGGACAACGCGACAGAACAAGCAGCACGTGAAACCGACGAGGTTTTGGCTATTTTAACTAATCAGTTAGATGCAACAAGGGCACTACGCGACCAAAATGCAGAGATAACAAAAGAAATTTTTAAAGAGCAAAACGATAGCATAGCCAAAACACAGCAAGAACTTTACGAAAACATGTTGCAAGCCAGGGCTCTTGACGCTGAGAACGAGTGGGAATTGGCACAGGGCAACATATTTAGCCAACTTGAATTAGACAGGCAATATTTAGAACAAAAAAGAGAGCAGGATATTGCTTATGCAAAAAAAATCGGTGCTGACATTGAAAAGGTCAACAAAAGATATGACAAGGCAGAATTGGAGCTGGAGCGAGCAAAAATAAACGCTAAAATGTCATTGGCCGCCGGCTTCGCCCAAGACATTGCCACTATTTTTGGAAAGCAAACAGCTATCGGCAAAGCGGCAGCAGTAGCGCAAACAACTATAACAACCATTCAAAGTGGGGTGAACTCTTTTAATTCATTGGCACCAATACCAATAGTCGGCCCCGCTTTGGGAGCCGTGGCCGCAGCCGCAGCCGTGGCTAGTGGATATGCACAGATAAAAAAGATATTATCAGTGAAAAGCGGACTGCCGGGCGAAAATAAAGGAGCAAGCTCCGGAGGCGGATTAGCAGGCGGAGGAGGTGCGTCCCCAAACATCCCACAAGTTCCGCGCGAAACCGTTCAGGGGAGTGTTGGCAGTGGAATTGTCTCACGCGAAAGTGGCAACAACACGACACAGGCGGTTGCTACAGGGGTAGCGCAGGCATTGCAAGACAACCCACTACAACCGACACTTGTTACAGACAATGTAACGGTTAACCAAGATACAGCGAAAGCGGCAAACGAGACAGCGACGACATAATTTTTTTAAATATAATTTGTTATTAATCAAATTGTAAACTAAATTTACGAAATAAAGTACACAATTACTTAAATTATGAAAGTAGGACATATATACATATACGGCGAAATTATACCTTGGCAAGATGACAACGCTGGGGCGTATGGAGGTGTTAACATGAAAGATGTAACCGCCCAAATTAACGCAAACAAAGATGCTGATAGCTTAGTTCTGCACATTAACTCTCCGGGTGGTGATGTTTATGAGGGATTGGGAATTCTTGACGTTTTAAACGGTTCCGAAAAAAAAATAGACGTTGTAATAGAGGGCTTGTGCGCTTCGATTGCAACAGCTATTTCGACGATAGGCGATACTGTTAAAATTACGGAAAATAGTACGTTTATGATACATAACCCATGGACGTTCACCGGGGGGACAGCCGAAGACCTTGAAAAAAACAGCAAAGAATTACGCAGAATAGAGGCAGTTCTTACAAAAATATACAAAGACAAAACCGGGTTGGATGAGGCTGAGATTATCTCGGCAATGAAAAATGAGACATTTATGTCAGCATCCGAGGCGAAAGAGAAAGGTTATGTGGACGAAGTTGTCACAAACATAAAGGCGGTAGCCAAATTAAACATTAATAACAAAAATAAGATGGAAAACAATGAAATTAAACAAGAATTAACGGGCATTAAGGCGATGTTTGCCGATTTTTTAGGCAAATTTAAAAGTCCCAAAGCTTTAATTGTTCAGGATGTCAACGGCAACGAGATTGATATGCCTGAGATTGAAACAGTCGAACAAATTGCAATCGGCGTAACTGCCACTGTTGACGGTAGCCCAGCGGAAGGTAATTATGAAGTTGAAGGTGTTGGCACCATTTCTTTTGAAAACGGAGAAATAACAGCTATTGAAGAGGGCGAACCCGAAGACGTGGAGGCCTTAAAGCAGGAAAACGCTGATTTAAAACAACAACTCTCTGAATTGTCGGCAAAAGTTGACAAGCAAAATAACGAAATCTTAGCAGCCAAAGCTTTAAAAGTTGAGGCGACAAAAATCAAAGCTAAACTGGAGGCCTTAGAGGGCAAATTTAGCGACGACACTATTTCGCCGCAAAACAGAGCTGGCGAAGTAGGTGACAACAAAGTACGAACAGGTTATAAAAGCAAATAAAAAATGGCAAACGAAAGCATTATTAAATTAGAAGATTTAACCGCCAACCCTCAGGAGGCGAAGGGGGCAAGCGAAGCGGTATTTGAGAAGTTATACACTCATCCCGAACTCAAGGCGGTGCACGACGTACAAACAGGCGTTGTAATGGATAGGTACATTCCCTTTTTCGGTCAATTCGGCTTACTTGGCAAAGTTGACCCGGGTAGTTGTGGCGTGAACAGCGAAACTTCGCGGATTCCTACGTCTCAAAAAATCTGGGAACCAAAATTAATATCTTACAGAATGGAGCATTGTCAAAAAGATGTTCCCCAAGAGTTTAAAATGTGGGCACAAGCAAAAAAAGCAGCTAACACATGGGAAGAGGTAGACAACGAAATGATGGCATTTATCCAAGATCGCGCCGTAGCTGGAACATTGCGTAATATTATCCGAATTGCCGATTTTGCCGACGCCGACGCAGCGAATGTAAGTGCCGGCGGTGTTATCACAAACGGTATTGATACCAGCTATTTCTCACAGTTTAATGGCATGTGGAAGCAGATTTTTACAGACCAAGCTGGCGACGCAAAAGCATACCGTCACACTATTAGTCAAAATGGCGAGGCAACTTTGGCCGCTCAGATGGCACTTGATGCAACAACTGCCTTAGATGCTATGCGTGACATGTATAACAACATTGACCCTCGTGCTTTTGAGGCGTCAGATCTTGTAATGCAAGTTACACGTTCCTTGTTCAATAACTGGGTTAACTTCTTAGAAGATAAGAGCTTAGTGTTCATGCTGGACAGAACCGAAAAGGGTGCTAGCAAATTTTCATATCGCGGCATTCCTATCGAAGTTCGCAACGATTGGGATCGTGACCTGCGAATGTATTATTTCAACGGCACAACCATTGACAGACCACACCGAGCAATTTTGGCGAGCAAGTCCAATATCCCCGTCGGCACTTCTGATGAGGAGTCGATGTCGGAATTTGATTCTTTCTACGACAAAAAGGACAAAAAGTGGTACATGGATGTAGCTTATAAGCTTGACATGAAAGTACTTGAGGAAGAACTGATTGCCGTGGCGTATTAAAAAATGGGAAAATGAAAAATGTAATTTTATTAATATCAGCAATCCTGATGCTTGCGCTAAGCGCGCAAGCCCAGGAAGTTGTCAGAGATGACGACGTGATCAACGAAGGAGGCGCAGTTAGCGACACCTTAAACAAAGACGACGCGGTAACTTACAGCTATTACGTGAAAGATTTCGCAGAAACTATCGACGGCTATTTCCATTTAGACTCACTTTCGGGAAGCCCGAAGGTAATTATAAAATTGGAAGGTAGTTATAATTATACGAAATGGTACGAAATAGGTAACGATACTGTAACAATGACAGGAGCGACGTTTGACTTGCGCGTAACAGAGAGGAGTTACAAATACGCGTATATAAGAGCAACTCTTTCCGCCATTGACAATGTGCAAAATTCACGTTATAACTTTAATTTAGTAATTGACAAAAATTAGGGGAATATGGGATGTACAGACGGGATAATTAAAGGAATGATAAGCAACTGCACCACAACCCCAGCAGGAGGTGCAGAGGTTAAAGCGTGGATGGTAAATAGGAGTGAAATTACCTTCACATACGACGGAACAACACCGAACAAAATAACGGCAGCGGTTATGGCTACCGGAAAACAGGCTTGGCCAATTTTAGGCGTTAAAGATTTGCACAATGGAGGGTTTGACGGGGTGATGTCCAACAACCGCCCCGACAGATACACGCACATGTTTGCAACTGAGGGGTTTGAGATCGATGCGGAGTCGTTATTAAACATGGATAACGCGAATGACGTTGTTGTAATTGTTGAGCGCAAAAATAAAGGCGTTGACGGTGGTGGTGCGTTCATTGTTTTAGGGGCAAAAAACGGCTTGTATAAATCGGCCGACAGCTCTAAATTATTGGACGCCGACGGAGCGCGCCCGATGGAGTGGACTAGCATGGAGACAGCTCCGGAACCCTATAGTTTTTACGTTTTTGACGCAGGAAGTTATGCGGACACCTTGGCAGCAATTGAAGCACTTGAAACTCCTGCAACATAATGATAAAAGCTGTTAAACTTCTTATATCTAAGGATTTCGCGGAGATTAAAAGCACTCCGCTTTCCTTGGAATTATTAAAAGTATATAGTATTTTGTATTTAAACGGCCGGCAGCCGAGCAGTTGTGAGGCTAGTTTGTACAGATACTATCAGCAATTGATTAGAAATGGAACTGAAAAAGCGCAAAACATGCAAGAAAAAACAAATAAATGCAACAAAAAGGGGTTGATTTACGTAGGGCGCCCTTTGTTTAAAGATTTCGATTTACAAAATTTGAGCGATAAAGATGCCAATTCGCTTATAAAATTGGGGATTCTTAAAAAATCAGATTTTAAAGTCATGCCAGCCGAAGTGAAAGATAAGCAGCCCAAAGAGGATGCACCTAAAGAGCAGCCCAAACCCAAAACAGCAACCCCAAAAGTTAAGGTGAACACGCCAAAAGGTAAATAATGGCAAAAGTTTTAAAATATAAAGAGGTAGCCAGTAGGTTAGTGGCTAAAATTAACAAAACAATCAAAGGCGATGGTGTTAATGGTATTGTATATTTTGGCGAAAATAATGACTATCCGCAATTGCTTGAGAAGATAATTTCGGGAAGTGTTACCGCTACCGCTGTGGCAGACAGGTATGCCAGTTTCTTGGTGGGCGGGGGGTTTAACGCAGAAATAAACAATATCATTGTTGGGCGGGATTCGAGAGGGAAAGAGGTTAAAGTTATAGACTTGTTAACCCATGCCGCTTATAGCTGTTCTCGATTTAATGGGTTTTACATCCACGCAAATTTAAACGCCAAGGGTGAAGTGCGGAACCCCAGCCCAAGATTGTTCAAAAATTGCCGATTTGCAAAACCTGACGACCGCGGTTATACGGCAAAAATCGGCTACCATGAAAATTGGGCAGCAGATCCAGACGTGTATCCAAAATTCAAAAAAACAGACATCAAATGGTATAACATTTGGGACAACAATCCCAAGGCCATTGAAAGCCAAATTAAAGCAGCCGGGGGGATTGATAAATACAAAGGGCAGATTTTCTTTCACTTCTTGGACAACAACTACATATACCCACTTTCACCATTTGAGCAGGTGTACACAGACGCAGACAGCGAGGCGCAAATATCACTTTACGTAAACAACGAAGTTCGCAACGGGTTTAGCGATAAGACACTAATACAGATACCGGAGGAGCATTCACCTGGCATTAGTTATGACGAAGATGGCAATGAAGTAAGGGGCGAGACAAAAGCCGAGTCTGTTTCAGATGATATTTATAACTGGATGGGAGCCAGAGGTGACAAGTCAATTGTTGTTGAGGCAGCTACTAATGATGCCGGCGAAATGGAGGCGTTTAAGATAGACACTATTTCGTCAAACATTAATTTCAAAATGTTTGAAGGCATTGAGAAGGTTAATACAAACAGAATAAGAAAAGCGGCTAAAGCTATTCCTGATATTTTAATTGAATATGACAGCAGCAACCTTGGTACAACTTCCGGGGAGGCGATCATTCAGGCCACTAACTTCTACAACCAAATGACGGCTAAAGACAGAGCGTCTATTGGCAATGCGCTTGGAGAGGTATTGAGCAAAACGAAAATCCCTGAATTGGAGAACAATACAGATTGGTCAATAAAACCAATTAACTTATACAACAATGGCAACGATAGTAACAATTGAGCAACAGCAGACAATTAAACCGATTTCTACAAACCAGCGGAATGGTTTTTTTACGCAAATAGCTACCGAAGTTGAAGAAAATGATTTCCGCGATTTGGTGGGAGAATCTCTTAAACAAGATTTGCAGACAAACCCGAATACAGAATCTAATGAGAAATTATTAAACGGCGACACGTTGGAAGATTGCCAAGGTAACACCATAAAGCACAAGGGTTTACGGTTTGTGTTAGCGTATTTTAATTATGCTTTGTACGTGGGGCGCAGTGCATACAATGACACGTACAGCGGCATGACCATAAAATCGCGCGACGACAGTAGAGACGTAAGCGAAGGAGCTATTAAACGCCTGCAGAACGAAGCGCGCCAAATTGCCGAAAAGGAATGGTTACTAATAAAAAGCTACCTGGAGCAAAATGCCGACAAATACCCGCTTTATAATGTTGGCAGGGTTCGCCCGAAGACGCATCTTCCTAAATTTAGAGGCATGAGGAGGACATCGCGATGAGTGGATTAAAAGAGTTGTTCAATCAAGGGCAAATTCCCAAAATATCACGCAATCAAAGAATTGCCGCTGGCGTTCCGAGGCAGGAGGGGTGCGACAACTTAACCGCGCTTAATTTCATAAAATCATTTTTTTATGTAAAAACACAGAGTTTGGCGTCAGGGACTACGACCGTTAATTTTGTTGGATTCGAGGCGAATAATATAAATTATTTAATATTAACGAACTACGGAGGAGGTTATCAAATTACAAACAAAACAATCAACGGTTTTGACATTGAGCTAATGGAAAGCGCAGAAATTACCTTTTTTGTTGTTGATATTTCGTAAATTTACAACTATGAAGAAATTAAGTACTACAATACTGATATTGATAATTGCCATTTCTGCAAAAGCACAGGTATTTGGTAGTTTTGACAGAACATTCAGACAAGTTACGCTTGACAGCGTTGCTGCATACAATGACAGCATTTACATGCTTGATCCCGTAACGTTCAGGGAAGAACCATTTATAATGGGCGAATTATTAAGCGATTTTGTCGGGGGCGGCGGTAGTGTTGATTACGGCTATCAAGGACAAGTTCCTTATATGAATGCCGCTGGGGATGGATTTTCGTATACTTCTGATTTTTCATTCACCAACGACCAAACAATTATAAATAATTTTGTTTTGTTCGAACAAAGCTATTTAATACAAACGCCCGACGAGATAGAGCATTCCATTGTTAAATATGAACCCGGGTTCTCTGTCAAAATGGGAAGCGAAATGATAATGGATAGCTCTAGAATGGTCTTAAGCTCTTACGAGGGGGGCAACCGATCAACAGTAGAGTTGACAAGTGATAGCGCTATATTAACAGGCGATTTCTATTTAAATGGGGAATTACTGGGTGTTGACACTTGTGCATGGACATTAACAGGCAATACGCTTCACCCTGACAATTTGGGTTATAATGTAGGTATCGGCACTAACACATCCGGTTCAAAGTTGGGTGTTAATGGGACATGTTTTGCCAGTAGATTTTTAGGTGATTTATGGGAATCAAATGCTACTGATAATTTTATAGATTTTGATTACAGCGGAACGATTACCGGTATTCCCCTTGGTAATACTACTTTAATAGGTAATAGTACTTACGCAGCTTTAAGTTTAAACCCTTTTATAAGTGTCAATTCAACCGATGACAATTTAGTATTATTTGCAAATAGTACTAATTCTGCTGGGAAGTGGGGAGCATTAATTTGTGAAGGGGATACATTTAGCCTAAAAACTAATAATGACGCATTTGTAGGACTAGTTTACGATAATGTAAAAGATACAAGCCTAGTTGATAGCTCACTTGTCCCCAAACGCTACGTAGATGTTGAGATGGCGCAATATGAAGTTGACGGCACACAAACCGCCAGCGTTGCAGACACTTGGTATAGTGTTATGGGTAGCACCGTAACAGGCAACCAGTCGGCAGGGTTTTCACTAATTGACGACGCTGGTTATGTAAAGGTAGTTGTTGATTTTGACGGTTATTTGCAACTTTCCGGCAAGGCGACGGTTGAATACGTCGGAACCGCTAGCGTTGCAGAATCCATTGAGTTAAGGCCGACAATTAACGGGAGTGCAAGTGACATTTTTTATACATCGATCGATCGCTCGTTTGATGCTAATACTTTTTACGAGATTGTAAGCTGGGTAGGTGAGACAGAGGTATCAGTTGGTGACACTTTGAATGTGAAATGGCGAACGTCAACAACTAATTTACGTTTAAACGGGCGCAATGGAGATCCCGCTTTTGCACTATATTTGAAGGAACTAAAAGTAAAGGAACAAACAGCAGTTAATTTTACACCATTAAATTAAAAGATATGCCAGAAATAACAGGGAACTCAGAGGTAATAAGCCAAGGCACTACTTTATTAGTAGGCGAGGGCATTTACACCGCCAAAGGGCAGGATATAAGGAACTTAACCACGTTAAACAAACAACAAAAAAAGGCAGCTTTGTTTGTGCTTAACCCGTCGGCAACAGGCGACGAAACAGTAACGGCTATAATGGCCGACAAAAAAGAGTGGTCAGGCACCGCCGGGATGCTTGAAAAGTGTTTTGGCAGAGTTTACGCAATTAAAGATGAAGGTACTATAACAATTGACCAGTTTGAATTATGTCTTTAGCCGTCGCAAAAGCATGTTTATACACCCGTCGTAATGGCGTTAAAATTCCAAACCCCGACGTCGGCAGATACACTACCGAAACAACAACCGTCGGGAGTGACACGTTCCTTATTGACCAAAGTGACAATGGGAATGACCTCCTAATTGTCGCTGGAGGAGTAGTTGATGGAAAGCTAACACCTGATACAGTGCTGCGAATGCCGTCAGCCTATTGGGACAAAAGCGATACTGGCACTTGGGTAACTGGCAATTTCTTTTACTACGATTCTGGCAACCCCAGAGATTGGCGAGTAGACGAGTTACACTACCGCCTAATAGATGAGGTGTTTGGCGTTAATCCTACACATCGAACCTTTGGTCGACAGATGTGGGCGGATGAAGTGTTTGAAGGGTTGACGGAATTGGTGTTGTATAGCACTAAACAAACACAATTACGCACGTTACGCAATTACATCGGCATTAAAGACTTCCAAAATCAAGGTAACTACTATTACAATGGTGAGTGGACAATTAGGCCATATTTGCAATTCATAGTCGAGGGCACTACTTTTGATATGGAATTGGGAAGTTCCAGTTCCGATACAGCCTATTGGGGAGATGGCACGAGCGATACTGTTACCGCAAGGGCTGATTACGCACATACTTGGACGTATGGAGGTAAGCACATAGTTAGTGTAACTGATAGGTTAGTTAGGTTCAATATATCGGCATGCGGATTAATTGGAAATATTGAATATTGGCGACCTTCACTCGATAATTGGACTAATATTGTGATTTTCCAAATTTACAGCAACCAATTCACTGGAGACCTTTCAAGTTGGGCTAGTGCTTTAGTTAATTTGACTAACATTACACATTTCTACATTAACAACAACAACTTCACTGGGGACCTGTCAGTATGGGCTAGTGCCTTGGTTAATTGGAATGACATTATCTACTTCTACATTAACAACAACCAATTTACTGGGGACCTGTCAGTATGGGCTAGTGCCTTGGTTAATTGGAATGACATTATCTACTTCTACATTAACAACAACCAATTTACTGGGGACCTTTCGGGATGGGCTATTGTTTTGGCGAATTGGACTAAGATTGTAAATTTCCTCATTTACAGCAACCAATTCAGTTACATAGTTGCCCCTGAGCAATCGAGGGGAGCTGGTTACCTATTGCAAAACAACTTAGCACTGGTTGACAATATCAACGCACTACTTGAAGGACAGTACAATTACTATCTGGCGAACACTCCTGAACGTGATTTAACAATCAACATCTCAGGAATGCCCGTGCCGACGTACGATTATGCTCCTTTATCTACTCTGTTTACAAACGCAGGGCATGTATTAACAGTTATAACCGACTAAAACAATTATATGATACGAATTGCAACAAAAAACAAATGGCACTTTATGCATGAGGATGGATTTGTAAAAAGCGAACCAACTCA